ATTGTGCCTGCTGCACCCGCTTGTTTCAACTGAATAAAAATACCACCAGGTATACCAGGTAGTCTACTTAAATCTCCTTGAGCAAAAGCTAAAGTGTTTTGTAATGCTTCCATTTTTTTTGCATCTGCCCCTTGAAATAAAAACTTTCTTAATTTTCCTTCACCTTTATCAATAGCTTTACTGAAGGCATCTGAATCAATATATTTACCAAATTGTTTAGAACCTTTTTCAGCTTCTCTCATAGCGTTAGCTAAAAAATGTCCTCTAATAGAATCTTTTAATTTTTGTCCTTGCGCTAGAGTAAGCATAGGATTCCCAGTCTCTGGGTTTATCATTCTTTTTAATGCATCAAAACCATCACCTGCTGAAACATTCTTACCAGTCAATGCATCTATTTCTCTAAATACAGCTTTAGTATTCATCAAGTTGTCATTACCAGTAATTAATTTAAAAACATTTTGAACTGCTTTAGCATCCTTACCTAAAACTAAACCATCTTCACCTGCATTTTTTAAAAGCTGAGAGACTATTCCTCTTGAAAATACATCGTTACCTTCTCTGAAAAAATCGTTGGCTTTTTTTAATGCATCTACTGCATCTTGTGGAATTATTTTACTTGTAGCTGCATTATCTAAAGACCCAGTTACAGATGAAATTAGTTTACCAATCTGTAATTTTTCTTTAGGAGAAGCGGTATATTGTAAATCTATAAGTTGACTTCTTAGATTACTTAATTGAGAAAAACTATATTTTTCCGATCTTTGAACTATATTTCTTTCTGCCGCACTTACTACTCTAGATAACTCAGTTGGAACACTTCCATCATAGAATTTTTTTAATTCATCTATCGACTGTTTTAATGTATTTACTGGTATTATTTCAGCATCTAATTTTTTTGCCTTTAATAATATGTCATCAACATTTTGATATAGCTTATTTTTTGTAGCTAAGAATGCACCTTCTGCACCTCCTAATGATTCTAAAAATAATTTACCAACGTCTGCTGAATCAGCTACAACTTTGTATTGAGCTAACATATCTTTTGCAATTAAATCTCCAACCATTTTAGCAGCTTCATATCTTTTAGTAATTGCACCACCACCAATTAATGATTTCTGAGAAATGTTTTCTATAATTTCTAAAGTTCTGTTTGAAGATTTGACACCTGGTGTTAAACCAGAAGCCATCTCTTTTGCAGTGTCTCCTAATTTACTAACATCTTTAGCAGTTGTTTTAAGAGCATTTGCTTCAGCAAATTTTAAAACAGTATTTTCATCAGCTACAAAACCTTTACTTGTTATTTCTTTTAATAATTTGTTCTTTTCTTTGATACCCATCTTTGCAAAATTTTCTGGCTTAATACCTTTGAGTATCTGTACGGATTTAGCTTGAAGCGCTGCTTCAGCTTCTTGTGCACCATCAAGCAGGTCATTAAATTTTTTTGGATTTTTAGTACCAAGAAGTTTACCTACAATTTGGCCACCCTTAATAACTACCGGTGCACCAATAGCTTCTGCTAAAGCACCTTCAGTTGTTGCTCTCAATATTTCTTTTACAACATCTTCTTTTGGATCAAATGTTTGTGCAACAGCCGCACCAGTACCACCCCCAACACCAGCTCCTATAGAACTTTTAGCAAGTTGTGTAAGAAATGGTCTTGCTAACATTCCTGCTCTTAAAGTTAATCCAGGTAAAGCTAAACCACCTGTTGCAACTGAACCAGCAATTGCCAATCCAGCTTCAGTTAGAATTCTACCAAAGGATGGTGATTGAAAAAAACTTTCTGTAACTTCTTCAGCAGGTCCAGTAGTAATTTTATCTGCACCTTTGATAGCTGCCATTCTTTTAAATACTTCTATCTCTTTTTCGTTAGGAGTGCTTCCTTCTATATCAACGGTACCTAGTCCTACAATATTTACTCTTCCCATTATTTTACCTGTACCCCATCTAAATTAAATGTGTCTACACTTGCATCATGAGTAGCATCTAAATTAAAAGCTAATCCAAATCTTTCAAACAACTCAGCATCTGCAGCAGCAATTTCTTCTGCTTTTAATTGCTCAGCTACTTGACCACCTGGGTTAAGTCTAGCTTCAATTGTTCTAAGTTTTTCTTTGGCGATTTTCATTTTAGCTCTAATTATATTTGGTGGGTCAGTAATAAATGGAAGTATTTCATTGAAACTTGCTTCCTCTGCAGGACCAACTTGTGCTCCCCTCAATGCTTTAATAATACTTTTTCTAAAGTTACCAATTTCAATATTTAAATCTGCTGCATTAGTATCAAAACCTAAATAAGCTTTTATTTTTGAAACTCTTCCTGATATAGGACCAGTGCCTACATTTTGAGTACCTGCAATAATAGCATCAATTGATCTTAATGCATCTTTTCTATCTGCTGCTTTATCTCTTTCTCCTGCAGTTGGTTTTGAAACAATACTGTCAATAACACCATTAACTACTTTTACATTTATATTATCATCCACAGAATAATTTAATCTTTTTTTCTCTTCTGCAGTAGCTTGTCTAATTTCTGTAAAATCTTTTTTAGATGCAGCTTTTTGTTTCTCTACTACTAATATAGTTGAAGGTAATTTTTCTAAACCCTCACCTAATGCAGTAAATACTGGAGCAACGCCTTTACCTTTTGCTTTTAATAATGGTGCAGCGAACGTTGCTGCATATATAGCTTTCTCTTGATTTGTTAGAGAACCTAACCCACCTTCTTTAAAATGTTTTACAGTTGGCTTCAATGACTTGAAGTATCTATCTCGAAACATTTTTCTAGTTAATACTTTGTCCATGCTTACCTCGGTTGCATCATGTTATAAGCAGCATACCCACTTAAACCAGTACCTACTGCCTGTGCTAATGGATTAGCTCCGGGAGCCGTGGATGATGTTAGTGTACTCTGTGTAGTAGGTAAATTAGTCATAATACCTTTCATAAATTCAAGTCTTTGATAAGGCTCGTATTCTCTTTGTAACTGTGTTGCTCTTTGAGCGTCTAGGGCTTGTTGTCCGATTCCTCTTTGGACTGCACCTGCCTGCATCTGTGCATTTATATCAGCTAGTCTCATAGCTTGTTGTTGAGCACCAAGTTGACCTAGCCCTTGGCCTGCAGCTAATTGTGTTGAAGTCTGTAAACCTTGTTGTTGTTGAGCTGCGCTTAATGCAGTTTGGAAACCTTGAGCCTGTGCTTGACCCATTGCTTCTAAAGTTCTTTTTTGTAATTCTGCTTGTTGAACACCTTGTCTTCCGCCACCAAAAGCACCTGCATCTATTGATGAAGCAGCCAATTGATTTTGTGCTATCTGTCCTTGTCTGCCAATTTCATTTGTAACATAAGCTTGATATGGATTTAAAAACTGTCCTATGTTTGGTCCTGCAGCCGCAGTTTGTTGTGCACCTTGAAATGCACCTATACCACCAGATACAGTTCCTGCTCCAACTCCAGTTTGACCTGCTTGTGCAATACCAGCTTTTTCTAAAGCTGAGATTGGTGCTACTTGTATTCCAGGAATGTTAACTTTATTTTTAGCTAAATTTGCAGCTTCATCATAAAGTGCTAGTTTTCTAGCTTCAACTCCTGGTGCTTCTCTTGCAATAGTTGTAGTAGTTCCTCCAGAGGAACCTCCACCACCACCTCCAAAAATACTCATTTAGTTAACTCCTTTTCAAATTCAACGTGTCTTTGTTTATATCCGTACTTAGTCATAACCTTTTTATATCCTGGTCTCATATAAGCTTTTATTTTTTTACAACCATTTACTTTAGCAAATTGTTCTAACGCATTTATTAATTTTTCTTCCCATAGATGCATCTTTTTTCCAGTACATATTAAACCTTGTAATTCTTTAAAGTTAGGGTTTTCAAATATCCTTGTTGTAACAACACCATAAACTTTATTACTCTCATCATTCTCAGACCCAAAAATTAAAAACAATTGATTATCTCCAGATAAAAGTAATTGTTTTATATCTTCTGCATCTGCGTATTTACCACTATAGACTAAAGCCTCGGCAATCATAAAATGAACTAATGACCATATATCCTCTACCTTAGATGGAATAATAGGCAATACTTCTATATCGTTTTTAATTATCTTTTCTGCTTGCATCGACTAAATCATAAATTCGTTTTAATTTTTTTTGTTGATCATAAAAGAAATCAGCACCAGCTTTTCTCATGCTTTTATAACTTTTAGGATCTCCACCCGATAAAATACCTGCACCTAATACTGCATCAGCTCTAGATACAAATTCACCATCAGCTAGTTGTGCTAACATAGTGTCTTCATCCTTATCCCCATTACCAGAGCCATCTTCAACATACCCTTCGGCTCTTACATAATTTGTAACATCGTTTTCGTTATGATCAGTTTTTGACGGTAAATAGTTTACCCCACCTTTATTAAATTTTGGTAATGCAGTTGCTAAACCACCTTGGTTTGCATAAAAAACATCTCCGTATGTTTCTTTTTCTGTAGGTCTTGTATTCTCTGCTGGAACAAATGCACCTGCAAGTTTTTCTGATTGTTCTTTATATGCTTTTTCATAATCTTCTGGAGAGTATCCTTCTGGAGGTCCCATATCTTCATCATCTGCAAGTAAAGGTAAAACACTTGAAGCTACAATTGCAGTTTGAAAAGGACTGTCTTTTGCTTTTTGTAACAAGTTAGCAGCAATACCTTTTTCTGCAGGTTCAATAACATTTAATCCTGAAAGTTCTCCACCTGGAGATTCAATTAATTTTCCTAATCTTTCATATCTTGGGTTAGTTCCTATTGCAGTACCTTTAGGCATATTAGCTTTATTTAAAAAACTTGATCCTAAGTTCCCTTTTGGTACTGGTGTCTTAGGTGTAGCCCCCATACCAATACTTGAAAATGCTGGGTTTTGAAATGATGCAGGTCCTATTCCTGCGGCACCTAAAGCATATGAACCACCACCAATAATGGCAGCATCTCTTAATGCTCTCTTTGTTGATTTACCTCTAAGTTTTTGTACGCCAAAAGTGGCTAATGCTAATGTAAATGGATCCATAGTCTATTTTCCTAATAATAGCATATATTACCATTTTACTTAGAGGGTTTCAACTCATCCTGGAATTTACCCTCATACTGGTGTTCTCCTACGTGGACAATTTCATCCTTAATATAAGCATAACATTTACCACCTATATCTTTCCAACGTTGGCAAAAAGAAAAATCCTCACCCATATATGTCTTAGTTACTGGATCATGCATTGTATCAAAAAAATTCCATAAGTGGGGTCTCTCAATATACTCACCATTAATTACCGTTTTTTGTACAATATTCTTATCTGGATATGCTTTGATCATTTTATCAATGACAGATCTTTTAATCATCATGCATCCAGTGGGGCTATGGGTAACCTCTATAACTCCATTATCAACTAAAATATTATCATCTTCTGCTACCTTCATAGGGTAAGTATTAAATGCGCTTTTTAAATCATTAATTGATTTAATTTTATTTTGTTTAATTTTATCAAAAGCTTTATCCCACATAATTGTTTTTAAGGGATATGGTAAAGATATAAGTTCTTTATTTCTTTTTAACATCTCTAATATTGATGTAGATCTAAAATATATATCTGAGTCAACAAATAACATATGTGTGCAATTTGATTCCAAAAACCCTGCAACACATAAATTTCTGCCTTGAGTAACTAAAGAAGATTTAATAAGAGAAAATGTAACTTTTATTCTGTGTTTAAAACAAAGTGCTTGTAACTCTAGTAAAGCTTGAGCGTAGTGTATTGAACAATCGCTATGAACTGGTGTAGCAACAAATAATGATACATCTGAACTATTAGATTCTTTTTTCCACATAGGTGTAATTGCTTTTTCAGCTTGTGCTTCATCTACTTTGATTTCTTTTAAGGTTTGATATGTGTCTTTATTTATTGTTTCTTTCACTAATGGCTCCTTTCAAAAAGCTTGTCCATTCCGATCCTTTTTTATCCCAATTATAAAATCTTTTATAAAACTTTTGTTGTTCATCTAAATGTTCTTGTATGTAGTCTTCATGTAAATATGATGCTGCAACTTTAATAGCTGTTGCTGTATCAACTGCCATTGCCTCATAGTTAGAAGAGTAATTAATATAGACTGGCCATTCTGCACACGTTTCGTACAATGCACCAAAATTATTTGTTATAACATGTACACCAGATGCTAAAGCTTCAAGAGCAGACGCACAAGAAGTTTCTTCAAAAATACTAGGGTAAACAAACATATCATAATTTGGCATTTGTTCTAAAATATATTCGTTTGGTTTATATCCGATATAATTTACGTTGGGTAATTTTTCTGCTTGTTCATATAAGGGTTTAAATTTATCATCAAAATTATTTTTAAATTCATCACCATAGACTTGCGAAGAACTATATACATCTAATATAATATTAGGGTTTTTTATTTCTTGCATTGCACGAAGAACAACATTTAGTCCTCTCCATGGTGTGCAGTGATGTATAAGTTTTATAGGATCACCTTTTTTATATATTTTTCTTTTAGGAAAATTAGAAATACCATTTTTTATTACAACAGATTTCTCAGTAGGTATATCAAACATGTACCTAAATTTTTCATAATTCCAGTGACTATTAAATACATACCAATCATATTCATGGTGTCTTGATTTATCTCTAAAAAAAGGTTGCAAGTTTCCTTGGTCATAAGAATTCTTCTGCCAAAGAATATTAATTTTATTTTTATCTAGAGGTACTTTACCTGGTATTGATGTACAAATTTGAAATTGATCTAATAAATCTTTAGATACGTACTTCTCCAACAGCTCATGCTGTATTTCAGTTGCACCTCTTGGTTCCATTATTTTTTAGTTTGCGCACCCATAGAAATTTTAGTAACCTTTATTTCGAGGTCTTGTCTAAAATCATCTTCAGTAGTATCAGTATTGGGATCAGCAACATCAGCATCAAAATCAGCTTTGCTAGCATATACTTGTCCTGTTCTTTTATGTTTAATGATCTCCGTTGCCGTTGCCGGTATTTTTTCTAAATCACTCATTATAGTCTCCTTTTGTTTTCTACCATAGGGTATCTTATACCATTTTTTGTTATATGATGAAAGAAGGCAATTAAAGTTAGCCTGTCTTCATTTATATTTTCATCTATAAAATTCTCAACCCCATGTAAATAAGAACCATCAAATAATACCATTCTATTAAATTTTGATGAAACTGTTAATGTTTTTTTAAAATTTTTATTTAATTTATTTACTAATTCTGCTTCATTTGTAAAGTTTTTATTTTTATAAATATCGAATTTACTGTTTATTATTCCAGGAAGATTAATAGGATGCTCACCAATTGGATCATAAAAACTTGTACCACAGTTATCATGCGGACTTAAATAAACTATTGCAGTCAATTCCTTAATACTATCAGTATGAACAAATCCTGGATTTTTAAACTCATTACTAATTTTTTGAAAATATAACTCTGCACTATATTGTAAATCATTTACACTTTCTGGATATATAATACTTAAAATTTTTTGGCAGGTGTAGTTAAAAAAACTATTAGATTCTTCTAATGATCCTAATTGTTCTGATCTTTCTCCTGGAAAATAACCTGCACTACAAGGTGTAAAATTAAATTTATTACTTAATTCTTTTACTGAATAAGGCTTTGCAAAAAAATCATCTGCAACAGTTATCGGATAGAGCATTATTTTTTATTTTTGTCTTCGTCCCTGTCTATTATATTTCTTATTGTGCTGCAACTTTTTTTTCTTATTTGGTTTTTTGCAGTGTCTTCTTGGTCTTTTCTTTGGTTTATCTCTTGGTACGAAATGCGTAAATTTTTGTTTAGCCATTTTCCTGTGATCTGTCTATTTGTGCATAATTTATAGTACCTTGTATTGCATTACTTCCTGTAGCTGCTTGAACTGTAATTGCATCTCCTGCTTCTAGGTTTAAACCTTGTGGTGAAGCATTAACTTGTGATTTGGCTGCAACATCATCTCTAAAAAATTCATATTCTGTATTAGAATCAGAAGAGTCTACAAGATTCATGTTTACTAAAATAGCTGATGAAGCATCGTTGTTTGCACAGTAAATACTTTTAACTATTAAAGTTGCATCAGTAGGACATGTAAGTGCTGTAGTTTTTCCAGTACTGGCTTGTTTAAATCCTTGGTTTTTATATCGTATTGTCATGAAATAAAATAGTTAAAGGTTTCTTGTTCATTTTTAAGTTCTATTTGATAAGAGGTATTTAGCTTATCTTTAAGTGTTTGTAAAGATTGTGCAACTTGTCTTTGGTTTTCTGGATCATATACTTCTGAAGGTTCTGGTATTATTATATCAACTCTAGCCATTATCTCATACCGTCTGGTTGTATATCTGCTCTGAAAGTCCCATATCTCCAGTTCTCATCTGTTGAAGTATTTGCAATTTTTATATTTGCAAAACGAGATCTTGCTCTAGTATCAACTTTGTCAGTTGTACTTGTTACAGTAAAAGGTCCGAGAGGCGAGGATGTTGCAGTATCATTAGGGTACCTTCTTAAATTAATAGTAATTTGTGCATTACCAGTAAGTAATTTAAAATCTGGTATAAACCTTCTCATACTCATAAATTGGTTACCCTCACCTAAATCAAAATCTCCAGATTGTATAAATGCTGGTATAACTGTTTTATTACCGGCAGAGTCTACTTCATTGTTTCCAATTTCGTGTGCATAGTAAGTTGATGCACCATTAACATTCGTAACACCTTGAACAGTAGGAAAGGTTGGTGTGTTGGTAGAAAAAAATTCAGAAGCATAAGGAACTTCATATAAAGTAGAGTCATGCCAACTTGTTCTAGCTAAAGTTCCTGTAGTCCAAGTATTCTCAACATAATTATAAGTAACAACTCTATCAGGCTCATTAGAACCAGATTTTGGATAAAACCACATTATTTCTTCATACAAATGATTTAGACCAGAATAGATTGTTTCTCCTGCGCTATAATTAATACCTAAATTATCACCTTTACTTGTAAAAACAAAATCCTCTACTAAACATGGAACAGATTTAACTGTACCATCGTAAACAAAAAACCCACCAGCTTGACCCATCCACCATACTCTACCGTTTACATATCTAATTGCATGTTGACCTATCAATCCACAATTACTTCCAACTTGTCTTATAGAAAAAGTAAAAGGAGGACCAACAAATTGCATTACATAAGCAGATGTATCAGTTACTATTAATATATAATCTTTTGCTTTTGCTGCTCCTACAATTTTAACGCCAGAGTCTAATCTGAAAGTACCTGCAGTATTAGTTGAGGTTGGTATGTAATCTGATAAATTTTCTTGATCTGAAAATCTTATAAACATTTTATCTTGTGTTGAAGCAGTGCCAATCGTAGTTTCAGTTCCTAATATTACTAAGTGTCTATCTCTTTCAGAAACGATAGACATTACTGAATTTGTAGGTGCATTCGAAATAATAGTTGCTCTTGTATCTAAAGCTGAAGTTGATACTGATAAAGGATCCCACTCAAAACTTTTTCCATTTTTTACAGTGCTAATTAATTTTTGACCAAAGTGATCTAAAGACCATGATGCAGGGTCCAAAACATTTGTTGAAGAAAGAGCTGCTTGTCCCCATCCGGTATAATATTCAACACCAGCTCCAGAGCTGTGTGCAGATCTTGTGCCTCCTACATCTCTTGTAATATTGTTTAAATTATTTGATGTTATTCCAGAGTAAGAAATAAATTCTGCTCCAACTTTAATTGTCCCAGAAGCTGGAAATCCTGTTGTTGAGGTAAGTGTAATGTCTGTTCCAGATCCACCAGTACCAGAAGTATTGTCTGATAGAGATCCGTTAAGAGTATTAACAAGTCCAGATGCTCCACCCCAAGGTGATACTCCCCAACCATATCCATAACTTTGAGTTAATGGTCCTGGTTTTATGTAAGGATTAATTGTTGCCGCACCACTTGCAGCTACAGAAGTTCCTGCATTGGCAGCCATTGTTATTGTGAAGGTATCTATTGTAGGTACAGTAACAACTTGAAAAGTATTTGTAGTAAAATCACTTGCCGTATATCCAGCTCCAGTAGGAGGTGTTACTGAAGTAAATGTAAATAAGTCACCAATTGAAAGACCATGACCAGGTTTATTTACAGTTACACTTGGATCATTATTAACTGTAGTAAACGTGGCTCCAGTCAAAGCAGTATCTAAAGGTGTAATATCGTAAAAAGCACCCTCGTAATAAATAATTAAAGTTCTATTTGTGCCTAGAGCTGCGTATCTATTTCCGTCAAGATCTGCATAAACTAGTTGCTCAGTCACTTTACCAAGTAAAGTTTGATCTGTAATTTGTTCCCAACCACCAATTTTTTCTGGAAGACCATATCGAAACCTAACGAAATCACCATCAGTCCAAAGACCTTCTGCGCCTGTTTGGGTTACCTGTTTGTTAAATCCTGGGGCTATTTGTACATTTGTTAAAGGCATAGCACCATTATACTACATCCCTATTATGTTATAAAGACTTACTTCCCTTCAATTTTGGTATCATCAAAGGTTAATAGATCTTTTGTTTTTTGATCAAAATTACGATTTATATCTACAGCTATACCAACTAGAACATTAGAAAAATGTTTTAAACTTTCAGCAGTCATTTTCAGACCTCCTTTTTCTTTTATAATCTCTTGTTCCTCTTTACTAAATTGTATTAAACAAGAACCATCTTCTTTAGATTGTAAAATCTTCATCTTTGTTTCCCTGTTGTTTTTAATATATTATCATTTTTATGTTCTTTAAATTTACCATTAGCATCTACCCAATGTAAAAAACATTGTGCTTGCCAATCACCTAAAAATTTTTCTCTCCAATGTTGTAAATCACAACCTAGATATATTACTGCATCACCTGGATCTAAAATTACTGGAGTACCTTCCATATAAATTGGCCAGTCAGTTTTATCTCCACCTAAACAAACTGTAGCAGATATTTCACAAGACGGCCTATCAGTATGTTTTTTTAAATCTGAATATAAGGTATACATTCTAAAAAAAGAGTAAGTAGGATAAAGGCTTAATCCACATTCCTCTTCCATTTTTTTTCTTTTTGTTTCTAATAATTTTTCAAAGACTGGTTGATAATCTCCCATGGTATTATAAACATTTGATTGAATCATATCTATTCCATGCGGATGTAAATTATTTTTATGATAATCCTCAACGTATTTACATAAAGAATTTGTTTCTTCTAATGTAAGAAAATTTTTTATTTTTTTAAATTTAAAATCTTTTATACTGCCCAACATACTACTGAATATCTCACACCTTTAGTTACTGGCACAACCCTATGAGGAAACATAAAATTAGATGGCCATATTATCATTTGGTTAGAAACTGGTTTTATTTTTAAAGTTTGATTTGTCGTAGGAAAATTAAACTCAAGTTCACCACCCTCATAATCATCATTAACAAAATATATTGCACTTAAAGCTCTGTTAATACTTATACAAGAATCTGTATGCCAAACATAATGACCACCTGGTTCATATTGTAATATTTCTGGATGAGAAAGTTTTTCAACTGCTTTAACTGGAAAATTATTTGATTTTAAATAGCGTTGAAAATTTGTGCAAAAAGTTCTGTGAAAAAGATTTGAATAGTGTTGAATAGTCTTAGAAGAATCGTCTGGATCTAAACCAATTGATTTTGCATTTCTTACTTCTTTTTTATTTTGTAATTTGTCATCTTGAAAGTAAGATACTGGTTGATAATTAAAAGTTTTCCAAACTTCAAACATATCTTTTAATTTTTCTTTCTCAAATATATCTTCATAAATAGAAATAAATTTTATTATAGGTTGTCCTATTTCCATGATTTTTTTCTCCAAGCCATTTTTTTATATTTATGTAAAAACATTCTAGCAAAACCTAACCTATCCCATCTTTCATCTTTTTCAATATAATCTATTTCCATTTTCCAATTATCTCTTCTAAAAGGTATTACTTGTATATAAGGAGTTCCAACTTTTAAAACAGTTCTAAGTTCAGGATATTTATCTCCATTTAAAACAATAGGAAAGTTTATATAACTATCATAAGTATCTGTATCAACAATTCCACTTAAAGCCGTAAATCTATCATCTCCATTATTTAGTGGAGCAGTAAATAAACAAGAATAGCCTGGAGGAGTTTTTATTATCCATGGATTTAAAATTTTGTAGAAAGGTAATTCACTATTCTTTTTTACAAATGGACATCCTCCATCAACTCCACCTAATTGATGCACACCATGGGTTTCATTTGTCACATTAAGATTTACATTAGTAGCATTAATAAAATTACTTAAACCCTCTAGTGAGTTTCTAAAAAAAGAATCTTTTTGATTTGTTTTTGGGTTAACAAAATTATGTTCGATAATCATATCTTGAGGTAAAGACAAAAGATAACCTGTAGTTAATGAATCTAAAAAAGGAACACACCCTTTAATTGTTTGGTTTTCTAGATTATGATCTAATTTTTTAAACCATTCTGGAACATTAAATTTTATAGGTTTTGGTAGATCTACTTTTAAATTAGCATATTTTTTAGGCGCAATGAACTTAATGATTTTTTCGCTCATTAAATTTTTATATACTAACTAAACTAATTGTAAAGAACTGATATTTGTTACTGAGTTATCGTCTAACCATTTATAAAAATATTCATTTACAGGATAAGTTATAGAGGCAGTATCTATACCATCTATAGCAGTTACTGTGTTTTGCACTTCAGTTGATTTCCATGTATTTTCGGTTTTTTGATAATCCGTTAATTCTTTTTTAAATTTACCAATTTGTTCTACAAACGATGCTTCATCTTCATATTCTTCAGGTTCACCATCAGTATAATTTATAGAATCATTAGTGTAAGAAACAGCATGTTTTGTTCCCCATTTAATAGCATTAAAATCATCATCGCTTATATCTATAACTTTATAAGCTGCAGCATCAATCAATGTTTGAAAAGTTGTCCAGTCACTATCTGTACATATTCTATATAAACCACTGTCTTGTAAAAAAATTGCTTTTGCCATTTTATTATCCTGTGTTTTCCATTACTATTATCGCACCAGTAGAACCAGTTCCTCCTCTACCATTAGGAGATGAGTTCCATGAAGGTCCAGCGTTTCCACCTGCTCCAAAAGTATCAGTACCTAAGTACATTCCTCTTAATGATTGAGTAGCAAAATTTGCACCAGGTGCACTTCCAGGAGAAGCTGGACTTGGGGTAGCATAATAACCTCCCCCTTGACCTGCAGGACCACCGTTAGCTGTTCCTACGTTTGATAAGTTTGTGCTTCCTCCTGCGTTACCAGAGTTTCCACCTCCTGGGTTCCCAGATGTAGTACCACCAGTTCCGCCACCACCAACTGACCAAGGATATGAAACAGGGTGTGTAATATCTTTTGAGAAAAAACCAACTCCACCATTACCGCCAGAAGCACCAGTTCTTTGTTGGGTGCCGCCACCGCCACCGCCACCGCCGCCAACTAATACGGCTGCAACGACTGAAGCACCAGATGATGAACCATAGTTTCCAGGACTTTGACCACCACCTACTGGAACAAAACCATTTCCTCCTGCTGATCCAGAAGAAGCCCCAGTAATTCTACCTTGTGCATCAACTGTTATTGTTGCTGAAGTATATGTGCCTGCAGATACTGCAGTATCAGCTAATTTATCAGCAGTTACCGCATCATTATTTATTTGCGTAGTATCTACTTCATTTGCGTCTATAGCACCATTATCTATTACTGTATTTCCATTTGAAATAATTCCCATGACTTCTCCTTAAATTTTTTCTAATTTCAATCTAAATTTTTCATTAGATTTATTATTAATCAAGTATATATTGTCGGAACCTTCCTGTAAAGTCCAGCTACCTTTAGAACCGTCAACTATATTACCTTCTTTTTTATGTTCGTTATTTAGATGTAAATCTCCTGTGTATATATTCTGCCAAACATTACCTGTTGCACCTAAATCGTATGTATCATTTGCTCCTGGTAAAATATTACCAGATGCAGTTATCTGTCCAGACGTAAGAGTACTGACAGCTAAATCACCTAAATTTGCAGTCACATCGATAATATTTGTTCCGTTTGAATAAAGTATTTTTATACCTTTATTTGTTGCAGCAAAAGTAGGTCCTGATCCTGAAGCTGTTTTAAATTGAACTGTATGGGCTCCAGAGGTATTATTAAACACAACATAATTTTTTTGAATTGAATTAGGAACAGTTACAATCTGATTACCTGTAATAGTGCCTGTTAATTCAATTATTGCATTTCTAGCATCTGAAGTTGATGTTGATCCATCCGTTATAGCTAGAGCAGTTGTTTGAGCTCCGCCAGCAATCGACTTAGCTACATAACCACCTACTTCCTGTTCAACTATTTGTAAATTAGTATTAGTGATTGTGCCCCAAAGACCAGCTTTTTCACCATTTGTAATTAACTCAACCCCTAAATCTGTGTAACTTGATGCCATGTTTTTATTATATCCTCTTTATGCTGCTCTATCAACCTCAGTCCAAACGTTTGAAACACCTGGATCTATTTCTGCCCAAGCGGTAATATTTGGACTTCCAGTATTAGATTGTAATTGAATTCCTGTAGGAATTACAACTGCGGTACCAACTATTGCTACTGATCCAATGCTTGCCGACATTTGTATTCCAGAAACATCATAACTAGTAGATTGTGAAACAGATCCGATAGAACCTGTTAATTGAATTCCTGTTGGTGTTACGTCTGCGTTACCTGCTGGAGTCTCTTCTCCCATTGACATTGTCATTTGAGATCCTGTTACATCAACAGCATGATCAGCAACACCTGCTGCACTTCCAATAGTAGTTTGTCCTATAATTCCAGTAACTGGAACATTACCAATTCCAGCAATTGAAGGACTACCAATTGCAGTATTTAGAGTATGCTCAGTAACAACTACAGAAACATTTCCATCTGCTTGAACTGAAAAAGTTCCTAAAGAAAGACTTAAAGCGAAATTACCAATATCTCCACCAGTTGTTGTGGCAACATCTACAATTGGAACTTCAGTTGTGTTAGGGCTTTGTGTAGCAAAAGGTGTTTGTGCAAAAGCAGTTAATGTATCTTGAGAAAGTTTTTTGTTTGTAATTGTTAATTCTTGTCCAGAAACAGGAACACCAATGTCAACACCCTCTTCACCAATTGAAGAAGTCATTTGCATTCCAGATACAGAAAACTGTACTGAAGAACCTGCAACAGCACCTGCATTTGTAATTGTAGCTTGAATTCCTGTAAGGTCTACGTTGTTATCACCCTCTGTAGTATTACTACCTAGAGATAATGCTAAAGCTATACCTGATGGATATGCATTGGCATTATTACCATCTGACGCATAAGCCGCTTCAGAAAATGCGGTTATCCCAAGAGCCATGACTTACGCCTCTTTTTTTTCTTCTACCTTTTCTTCTTCTGGTAATTCTTTACTAAGCAGATCAGAGTAGTGTTTTTGAATGATTTCTAAATCGTTGTATTCAATACTTAATGAAGTTTTTTTAGAAACAACACTTTGTATTTTTTGTAAATACATTTTACCTTTATCAGACAATTTTTCACTATCGTATTGTTTTGTATCGAAATTAAAAATCATTACATCTCTTCTAGTTTAAATCTATATTTTTTACCATTTTTATTATTTAAAATAAATAAATGTTCTTCACCCTCTTGAATAGTCCAATTACCTTTTGTACCATCAACAGCATTACCTTCAGCTTTTGCTTCATTACTTAAATGTAAGTCACCAGTATAAACATGTCTCCAAACATTATCGCTGGCACCTAAATCAAATGTATCGTTTGCTGTAGGCAAAACGTGATCTGTAGTAATATTACCGGTAGTAGTTATGGCTCCATCTACGTTTAATGTTGAGCCATCAAATGTAAGATTAGCTTCACCATTTAAGGCATCTGCAGCTGAGTAAGTTGCTATTCTATTGTTTGCTCCATTAGCAGTAGAAGAAATTGCTACTGAAAGAGTTGAAAAAGTTGGTGGGGCTCCTGCACCTGCAGAAGTTAGAACTTGGCCAGAGTTACCAGTAGCAACATAAGCTGGTGCTCCGTTGGCATCATAAGTAATAAGATTACCGTCTGTACCATGAGCCATTGCAGCTAACGTAACTGCATTATCAGCAATTTGGGCTGCGTCTATAGCATCGTCTGCCATTAAGGCATTCGTAATTTGATCATTTGCAATATGGGCTGTGTCTATTGAGCCATCAACGTATTGATTACTGTCCACACTGTTCGCTGCCATTTTAGCAAGCGTTATATTTGCATCAGCTATCTTGGCTGTCGTTACATTATCATCAGCTATCTTGGCTGTCGTTACATTGGAATCAACAATAGAAGCAGTTACCACAGCGTCTGCTGCAAGTTGATCTGCACCTACTGCATCATCAGCAATTTTAGCTTGAGTTACTGCATCGTTTTGAATTTCTGCTGTAGCTACTCCTAGATCTTTAATTGTTATTGCTCCAGAACTAGCAGCAAAGTTATCTGAACTAAATGATGCAGCACCTTTAGCAGACGTAGAAGCGTCAGCTAAATTAATTGTGACATCACCTGATGTTCCACCACCCGTTAAATTTGTACCTGCCACAACAGAAGTAATGTCTCCTACTTCTGGAGTTGTCCAAGATAATTGTGCAGTTGAGTTACCATCTGTAGTTAAAACTTGTCCTGAAGTTCCATCGTTAACAGGTAAAATCCATTTCCAAACTGCATTAGCAGAATGAGGTGGACTTTGAATTTGAACTCCGTGACTGTTTTGAGAACAGTTTAATTGTAGTACTCCATCTTGACTTGATCCATCACCTTTAGCTGTAAGTTTACCACCTGATAAAACTTCATTATTAAAAGTTGTTGTACCAGCATCTGACATGTCTATTGACATTGCAGTTATTGTAGAACCACCATCGTTACCTTTGATTGCGAAATCTTTATCTTGAACTGAAGTGCTAATTACAAGATCACCACTATTTGCAGTTGTTAAATTAGCAACGTCATAGGTAGCTATTTTTAAATCTATTTGATCATCTGTGTCTGCTGTAATACTAGTATCAGCATCAGCATCTAAAATTAATTCTGTTCCGTTTAGATCTAAACTGCCTGACATCGTAATGCCATTTACACTGCCATTAGTATCTTTAATTACTGCTTTTGATGCAGGAAGAGTACAGAATACTTCTTTAGTTCCTGCAGAAAAGTTTACTGCGCTATCAGAATTAGATGATGAAATAATTGTTGTTCTTGATAAAGTATCAGTGCCTGCATCTGTTACAGTTCCTAATCCAACTTCAAACTCTCCATTAGGGTTAACAATGGCATAGTAAGTAGTATTAGAATTTCCAATACCATTAACAAATGATTCAAAACCTGCTACAGCACCAGCCAGACTTAATGTGCCTGTCCCAGTTGTTGTTGAAGTTTCTTTTACCCTATCGTTTACTACCAAAGCCATGTTAACTCCTTATAAATTATGCTATTCTTAATATTGCAGCAGAAGTTGTGAATGCAGGAAACTGAATTGTAAATGTTCCAGATGTTGCAGTCTTATCTCCACCAAAATCTAATACAGCAACTGCTTCAGTAGTGTTTGATCCACCGTTAGTTTGAGTATTGTAAATCAAAGCTCCTCTTGCAGTTAAAGTAACACCAGTAAATGATAAATCAGCAAAGTCTGTAATTGCTACACCTGATGAAACTTTTACACCACTGTTTACTAAGGCTTTTCCGCCTGCAGTGTAACCAGATGGTGAAGTAACTTCAGTGTTAGAACCACCTCCTGGATTGGTTGAATAGTTTGTTGTTGAAGCACCTAGTGTAGCTGAGTTTGTGTACATAGCTAATTTAAATGTGTCTCCACCATTTCCAGATGTATCAAAATCGTGTTCTCCTTGAATCAATTGCCCTTTGAATGAATTGCAAATTGCGTTTGTTGTTATTGCCATAATTATTCTCCTTATTAATTTGTATTAGGAGTAGGTGAAGGTACCTGTATTCTAGGTACGCCATCACTAAACTCCGCTCTTCTTCTTCTACCCATTTGTTGTAGGGCAAAATTCTGTATCTCTTCATTATACTTTGTTTCATACAGTTTGTATAGATTGTCTGGTCCTTTTAGGAATCTATAAGCTTCTGTTAAGACTCCATGAAGAAGCATGGATTCTTGGTATGTAGAAATAAAAGTATTATTTGTAGATGTAAATTGTGGTGGATCTGTAATATAATTTATTTGAACTTGTAGAGCTGAACTAGGCACAGGTGCTACTAAAAAATTAAAATCATCCCAATTTGCCCAGTATTTTGGTGTCCCAGTAGCCCCACTGTTGTTATATTCAGATATAAAACTAGTATCTCTTTTTTCTAAAAAAGTTCTATTCCCACTTCCATCAATTACTTGAACAGATCTTATAATTGTTAAATCGGCAGGTAATGAAACATATCTGTTTGATGCAGTAAAACTTGAGTTAGCATATTTTCTCAAATCATCATAATCAACTTTACCTGCAATATCTAATTCTACAGATCTTATAAAGTTTTGTATAATTGAATCAGTTAAAACATTCTGATCTACTTCTGTATAATCTCTAACTTGTGTAAGAAAATTTGCATGTGTGATTGCCATTATGTAATACTTACCTCCACTGAACCTAAAACTGATCTAAGTTCTCTTCTTCTATTTTGTAAAGATGGATCTTCTGGGACCATACTATGTATTGTAGTTGTAATACCATTTGAAGTAACATTGAATTCTTGTGTTTTAAAAGCAAAGTCTCCAGGCAATGATAAGTTTGCTACGCCAACATGTATCCCACCAGAATCTGATATAGTTTGATCATTAGAAAATTCTTGAGAAGGTTGTTGGAACTTCATGACTCTAGGATTTTGCAAAGCTACTGCATCAGCTTTATGATATGGAGGATCCAGTTGTGGATGTTTTGGTTCAAACTCTGATATGTGAACTAAAGAACCATTCCATTCTTTAACCATCTCCTTATATGGAAATGCCATTCCAGATCTATCAGAAATAGCTTTAGATCTTTTCCCTGTCGCAAAACTCATTATGCTCCTCCAGGGTAGTATGACTGAGGAGAAATATAAACTGAAGTTCTTGATCCATCTTCATTTAATGCTCTAATTAATTCATCCTCGTATAATTGTTTTAATAATTGAATTCTATCTGGTGCTCTTTTTTGTGATAAATAATATGCAAGACCAGAACACATGCATGGAAGAAATCTATAAGCTACATCTGGGTTGTTAGTAAATGAACCTGCATCTTCAATTCTGTTAATTGTGTAAAATTTTAATGTTGTAAATGTTGTTGCATCTGGAGCTAAATATAAACTAATTGTGGGTGTTGTTTGTCTGTCAACATAATACTGAGAAGGTTGTCCAGTCTGTAATTTATTTGGAAGTGCTGCATAAGCAGATCTATCTATTTTAGTTAATGATACATCATTTGTTGATGAAGTGTTTCCTGCTGCATTTGTTGTAGAAATATATGCTTCAAGAACATCGTTTACATCACCATCTACTGTATATGTTGCTGTGCCAGCAACTAAAGCTTTTTCATTAAGTTTGACTTTCCAAAGGTGTATACCTCTATTGCCCCACTCAGAAAATAAAAGATTTAAACTTCTTCTTGCGCTACGTATGTCAT